GTTAATGATGCTGTGATTGTGCTAGGGCGTGTAGGCACCTTGCTAACTATTATGGCAGCTAGAGAAACCAGTAAGATCAAAATAGAACTAAGGAAAAAACAACTTGTTAAAAGAATACGGACTTGATGTCCAACGCCTATTTCTAGAAATGATGTTGGAGGACGCACAAAGCTATGTGCGTGTTCAGAACATCTACAATCCGCAGAACTTTGACAAAAGTTTGAGGCCTGCGGCTGAGTTCATTAAAGAACATTCAGAAAAGCACAAGACTCTGCCGGACCGTATGCAGATTTCGGCTACCACAGGTGTTAAATTACAAGCAGTTCCTGACTTGAACGAAGGACACTTTGACTGGTTCATGGGAGAGTTCGAAGCGTTTACTCGTAGACAAGAACTTGAACGTGCAATTTTAAAAGCCGCAGACTTGTTGGAAAAAGGTGAGTATGATCCTGTTGAAAAGCTGATCAAGGATGCAGTGCAAATATCACTTACCAAAGACATGGGCACAGACTACTTTGCTGATCCTAAGGCTCGCATTGAGAAGTATTTCAACTCGGGTGGGCAAGTAAGCACAGGTTGGCCGCAACTGGACAGATTGTTGTATGGCGGATTCAGTCGTGGTGAACTCAACATCTTTGCGGGTGGATCAGGTTCAGGCAAGAGCTTGGTCATGATGAACATTGCACTTAACTGGCTACAACAAGGGCTTAGTGGCGTGTATATCACACTAGAACTTTCGGAAGAACTAACAAGTTTGAGAACAGATGCCATGTTGACCAACATGAGCACCAAGGACATTCGCAAAGACATAGATACTACAGAGCTCAAGGTCAAACTGGTGTCTAAGAAGTCGGGCAACTATCAAGTAAAAGGCCTGCCGGCACAAAGCAACATCAATGACATTCGTGCTTATTTGAAAGAGTATCAAATTCAAACAGGCAAGCGGGTAGACTTTGTGATGATTGACTACTTGGACTTGCTCATGCCAGTAAGTGCAAAGGTTAGTCCTAATGACTTGTTTGTGAAAGACAAGTATGTGAGTGAAGAATTGCGCAACTTGGCCAAAGAGCTAGGAATCCTAATGGTCACAGCGTCACAGTTAAATCGCAGTGCAGTAGAAGAAATTGAATTTGACCACAGCCACATATCAGGTGGTATTTCAAAGATTAACACAGCAGATAATGTGTTTGGTATCTTTACAAGTCGTGCAATGAAAGAGCGTGGCAAGTATCAGATCCAGTGTATGAAGTCTCGAAGCTCGACCGGCGTTGGTCAAAAGATTGATTTGGAGTACAACATTGAAACCATGCGCATTACTGATGAAGGTGGGGACGACAACGAAAACGGGTTCAGCAAAAAGCCCAGTACAAGTATCATGGACTCGATCAAAGCAAAAAGCCAAGTTAGTGCTGGCGCAGACGACGCCAAGTCTGTACCTTGGGAACGACCCCAAGCTCGAGAAGGTTTTGATCTAGAAGCACCCAAAGTCACAGCTGATGTGCAAAGTGCCAAGCTCAAGCAGTTGCTAGGCAAAATTAAAACATCATGACTGACGCTTATTGTTCTATGATTCATGGCGGCTTGCACTTAGACTTTAAAAGTACACATGTGACTGCTCAGCATTGTTGTTTGAGAAAAACTCAATTCCCTATTAATACTCAAACGGACTTTTGGAATCATGTTAATTTTATAAATTTGCGAGAAAAAAATAAAACCAACAATTGGGATTTAGGATGCAGTAATTGCCAGCAGCTTGAAAAATCTGGATATGCCAGTATGCGTACAGGAATGAATCAAGGACTTGAAATTCAAGGCAAAACTAAATTGTTAGGCCCTGCCAGAATTGATCTAATGTTTGACATCAGTTGCAATCTGGCATGCAGAACTTGCGGAACACACTCTAGCACATTTTGGCAAAAACACCTTAAAGAACATAATCTCTGGTTACATCCAATTTTTAGTCCGCGACACAGTAACGAAGTAATACAAAGTCTACAACATTTAGATCTATCAAATTTACAACAAGTAGTTTTTTGCGGTGGCGAAACTATGCTGGGTCAATCTTATTGGGATGTTGCTGCTTGGTTGGCTGATAATGTGCCTGATGCCAAACAAAAACTCACAGTCTGTTTTCAAACCAATGGCACACAATCAATCAGTGAAAAAAATGTTAATATTATTGAAAAGTTGCATCTTGTCAAGTTGCATGTAAGCCTTGATGGAGTCAGAGAACAGTTTGAATACTTGCGCTGGCCAGCCACATGGAATCAGATCACCGACAATATATTGAAACTAAAACAAACTGCTCCAAGTAATGTGATGTTTTTAATAGAAGAAACTATTAGCATATTTAACTTATGGTATAGTGATAAGTTATCGCAATGGATACAACAAAACTTTGCCACCAACAGAGAAGGTGACAAGGTCAATCATACCAAGCATCTGGCGTTTGGAAACTTTTCAGTGTCAAAATGTTCAGCTGAATATGTTGCAGCCATGAAAGACAAACGTGATCAACATCTTATACCGCCAAATTGGAAAGAAGATTCAATAGAAATTAGCAAAATGATTAAATCAATCAAACAGTTTGATCAATATCGAAATCAATCGTTTAGTAAAACATTTCCGGAAGTGGCAGGATTTTACGCTAGATTTTTGTAAAAAGTTTGTGGACAAATCCGCTAAATAATCCAAAGGCCCTTGAGTAGATGCAAAAACGCACTCGCAGTTTATTAGAAGAATTAGACGATTTGTACATCGAATGTGATCGCCGCTTGTTGATCGAAAATCGTGCGGCCACACTCATTGCAAGTGCTATTAGATTGCTAGAACAAATTGACACAGAATTTCCAGCTGACCAAGCCGAAAATCTGCAACGCAAATTGTTAAATGCTATTCGCACTAGAGACTCAGGAAAGTTTGCTAGATCAGTGAGAAGAACAAATGCAGATACATGAAATTGCACGCCGTAAGGTAAGCGAAGGTCCGCTCAAGGGTGTTAACTCCACTCCTGTAAACTTTGGGAAAACCACTGTGGCCATGCCACAACAGACTGTGGCTCCAAGCAAAGTGTCTTTTGCACCAAACATGATGCCCAAGCCTGCTCCGGCTGCTACAACAACGCCAGGTACAAATCTTGCAGTGGCGCCTCGAACAACTGCTCTAGCCAACCCACCCAGTACTGGTGTTGCAACTGTGCCCGCTGGTGGTGCAGTGACTACAGCACCCAATCCTGGACAAGTGGCGCCTGCTGCCAACAGAGTTAGACCAAGTCAATCAGATCCTAATGTGATTGACGTTGATGCCAAAGATATTACCAACAGACAAGCATCGGCAGCGCCTGCGGCAGCACCAGCGCCTGCGGCAGCACCAGCGCCTGCGGCAGCACCAGCGCCTGCGGCAGCACCAGCGCCTGCGGCAGCACCAGCGCCTGCGGCAGCACCAGCGCCTGCGGCAGCACCAGCGCCTGCGGCAGCACCTGCACAACCCTGGACACCAACAAACACCAATGTAAAACCAGGCGGTAGTAAAGAAGCTCAGGCATTTCAAGCACAACAAGCAGCACAAAAAAAATCTATTACTCCGCAACCCCCAGCACCTGCAACCCAAGCAACACCAACAACTGCTGCGCCAGGAAAAGCAGGATTCATGCGCAATGCCGCAGAGTACTTTGCCAACAAAACAATGAACAAAGCCGGCATTCCATTGGCCCAGCAAGGCCAATATCACCCAGGTGGACATATGGCAGCTAGTTTAGGCCAAGGTACTACTGCTATTGCACAGGCAGAACAAAAAATTGCGTACACTCTTGCCCAAGAATATGTTAATCAAGGCACGTTGAATAGAAACAAAACTCAACTTACCCCAGCTGCAATACAATCTGCCGCTAGTTTGATTAATCAAGCAGGCAACGATCTTCAGTTGAACTTTGACAATATAGTTCAATTAACACAGCAATATGCTCAAGAGATTGCAAACTACAAGAAGGCACAGAAAGAAAAACAAGCACAAGCGCAACTTGACATTGAACAGTTGAAAGATCAACTTAAAGTAGCTGAAAAAGAACAAAGATTTAAACAAGTTCGACAACTGTCCGATGAACTAAAACGCCGGGGGCTGTCAGACGAAGACATTGGCACGTTGCGATCTAATGCAGTAACAGATGTAAAAAATAATTTTAAGAATAATCTTAAGCAAATGGCACCTAATCAGCCACCAGCAGCCCCTCCAATATCAACTGATCAAATGCGTGGAACAAACCCTGACCTGCCAACCACTCAAGATTATGCTAATTTAGAAAAACGCCTACAACAGGCCCTGGCAGCACAAGGACAAACTCAATGAGATTACTAGAAGGCGGCAATGTATTCAAAGATGCTGACGGCAACCCACTCACCGGCCGTATCAATCAAAGCGATGTGCCGGCCACAGTGCAATGGTTGGAAACACTTACAGGTTTGGAATTTCCACGTGAGCGTTGGTTGGGCTCAACTGGACGCAAACCCACTTCGGGTGATATGGACATGGCAGTGGATGCTAGTGAAATATCCAAAGAACAACTCACAGCAAAACTAACACAATGGGCAATAAGCCACGGACAAGATCCCAAGGCCTGGGTAAAGAAAGCTGGTGAAGTACACCTGCGCACACCCATTAATGGCCGTCCTGAAAATGGCTATGTTCAAACAGACTTCATGTTCTTTCCCAATTTGGATTGGGGACAGTTTTATTATGGCGGTGCAGACGATTCAGCCTACAAAGGCATGAACCGCAATGTGCTGATGAGTTCAATTGCCAAACAACTGGGACTCAAAGTAGGTGCCAACGGCATGTTTAGCCGTGCCACCAATCAGCTGGTAGATGGCGGTATGGATCCTGACTACGTGGCCAAAACATTATTAGGCACAACAGCCACCCGAGAAAATCTCAAGAACGTGGAAAGCATTTATGCTGCTTTGACACGAGACCGAGCTCGTGATGCCAAGCTGGCTGACTTCCGTGAATATTTAAGTCGTGAAGGCCTGCAAGAACCTGGTGCTGTGAATGAAAATACAGAAGTACACTTCCTAGCCAAGCTACGTGATAGAATTGTCAATCAAGGCATGCAGCCACTGATTGAAACAGAAGCAGCCAATCCGTATCAAATCTACGAAGCAGAAGAGCCTGGTGTGGGTGGCAGAGCCAAGGGCATTGAACACTTGGAAGATCTAATATTCCGCAAAGGCTCA